GAGCCGTCGTTGGAAGAAGCCTGAGAATGGCAAAAATGGCAAACCGATGGCAAATGCTATGGCAAACGCATGGCAAACCGATGGCAAATGCCATGGCAAATCTATGGCAAACGCATGGCAAGACGATGGCAAACCGATGGCAAACGCATGCCCCGTACCCGTACCCGTACCCGATAAGAAAGAAGAAGAATATTATTCTTCTTCCAAAGAAATGACACTTGCCATGTTCCAAGACTCCACGGAGTTGACGGCGGCGTACAGCATGATGCGCACCGCTTACCCGAACTTGGATTTACAGGATGCTTGGAACGCTTTCTCCGTCCGTCACTATGCCAGAATCAGCACCGTGGGGGATTGGATACGCCTATGGCGTGGCTGGTGTGAGAACCGGGCGCAAATGGGTGGTATCCCACCGTCGAAGCCACACGTCCACACTTGGGCTTGCGAACACACGTTGAAAGCCTTGCACCTCCAATCGCAGGATGACGTGACCGACATGGCGTCAGCCGTCAAAAAAGCCAATGAGCTAAACCAGAAGGAAGAACCCCAGTGAGCAGTGACAATCCATCCAAGGAGACGTGCCGCATGGTTGATGATCGTGATGGGAGACGTTGCGTGCGTTGCGGCCGAAGCTTGTATGCGGTGGGTGGTTCCCGGCATCATCGGAAACTCCGTAGCCAATGCACGAGGGTTGAGAAGCATCAAGTGCAGAATCTGATTCTGCTTTGCGGTTCGGGTACGACGGGCTGTCATGGTTTCGTTCACATGCATCCGACTATCGCTTATGAGAACGGCTGGTGTGTGAAATCGTTTCAAGACCAGTTGGAAGTGCCGGTACGGACTTGGCATGGACTCGTGTATCTCACCACAGACGGCAAATATTCATCGACAAAGGAACAATCAAATGACTGACAATATCAATCCATCGCATTACAAGGACGGCCCGTTCGAATGCATCGAACTATCCAGACTACTTAGTTCCGACTGGGGCCAAGCCGTGCAGTATTGCTTCCGCTGGCAGCACAAGAACGGTGTCGAAGACCTCAAGAAGGCGTTCTGGTTCATCAATGACGCAATCACGCATAATGTGCCGTTCTTCGCCGCGTGCTGCAAACGGAACGCCGACATTCTCGAAGCTCAGGCAATCAGGCTTCTTGGCATCCTACAGGCCGAGAACTGGGCTGATCTCGAACAGTTCTGGCGGAACCTCAAGTGGGGAGACCGCGTGGACGTGCTCGAAGCCCTCACCGAAAAGATCAATGAAATCGAAAAGGAAGGAAAGTAATCAT